TTCCTAGTACTAGACAGCTTAACTCATTAATTGAGATACCTTCAGAAAAGATAGATTGTGTGCCAAACAACACTTTTTTCTCTCCAGATGCGATTTGTTGAGCGGCTTTTAGTCTAGCTTCACGCGTTTGGTCGCCCGTAACACTTACAGCAATTTCGCCTACCAGTTCGGCGCAGCTCTTCAAAAATCGCACACGATCAGAAAGCACCAAAACTCTATGGCCTTTCATTGCATAAGCTGCTGCAATCATTGCTACTGAATGCTGATATTGCTCATTAAATGCTAAATCATTAACGCGATTTGCCCAAGGAATATTCATACCATCCATAAATCGAATTTCGCTTTGTATTACATCTACTTTTGGCACCATGTAGTTTTCTTTTGGCGGCTGAAAGATTTTTGATCCAAAGTAATCTTGGAAAACAATGTGTTTTCCGTCTTTTCTTTGAATTGTTCCAGACAATCCAATTTTATATCGCGCAAAACTTTTATCAATAATTCGTGAAAAAGTGGGACTACTTACATGATGCATTTCATCTAGTATAAGAGTTCCAAATTCTCGTGAAATTTCATTGATTTTTTTGTATAAAGTCTGCACGTTTCCAATTACAATATTACTTGAGGTATCAAACTTTCCGCTACCAATGATTCCAGGCTTAAATCCATACAGTTTTTCAACTTCTTCAGCCCATTGATCACGAAGATTGGTTGTATGAGTTACTACTAGCGTTTTCTGACCAAGTTTCCCCGCTATGGCTAGCGCAGTGAATGTCTTGCCCCAGCTAACAGAAGCATTTATAATACAACTATCGTCTACTTGATCATATACTTCTTGCTGACTTGCATATAATTGAAATTTGCGTGCAGGAAATTCTACAGGATTTAATACTCTTTTGTCAGAAATTTCATATTCTGGAGGAATAAGATCCATTCTTCCTGAAGGCAAAGTAACTAAGCTAGGGTTAACTCTTCCTAAGTTTTTAATTACAATGGGACTGCTAGTATCGTTGAAAGATGGAATTACATAAGTAAGATCAGAGTCTAATTTTTCAAAAAGCTCTGAAGTTACTTGAAGATAAATTCGATTTGATAATACTGCTTTCACTTGTAGTTCATATAGTGGTGTTTTTGAATCAAATAATCTTTTACAAAATCGCTTCTTACGATATCTTTAACGCCAAATTCAATAAAATCGAAACAATTCATTCCTTTTATAATTTCTACAAAATCTGTAAGTCCATTTTGTTTTAAATCTGACTGGAAAAAGTCTCCGCAAAATATAGTTCTACAATTTTTTCCAACTCGAGTAATAATTGAGTCAAGTTCGTGAAAACTCATATTTTGAGTTTCGTCTACAATAATTACTGAGTCATTTAGTGTAAGACCGCGAAGATAAGAAGTTGTCATAAATTCTACAATTCCTTTTGTTTTAAGAATTTCATAGGCATCTCCGCGACCGAACAGCTCATTGCAGATATTATAATACGGAACTTCATAAATTTTTGACTTTTCTTTTTCTGACCCTGGTAGAAATCCAATATCACGAGTAGGAACAGCACTTCTTATAAGAGTTACACCATTATAATAGTCTTTTAGTATATCGTCGAAAGCTAGGTAAAGAGAAATAAAAGTTTTACCAGTACCTGCTGAACCGCACAACACTAAATTTTTATCACTGTCAAAAGCTTGACACTGGCTTTGTGTTAATGGTTCGACTTCTTCAAGTTGTAAATTGTTATCGATCAACGATCTTCTCTTTGGCTTTGGCATTCAAATAAACCTTCTAATTTCAGGTTGTTTTTCTTCTGAAAAACTTAATACTTCCCAAGGAAAATTATCTATAAACATAATATTTGCCCAGGAATACCCTGCTGGAGGTGGTCTCGGCAAATAAAATGCTTTTGACAGACCTCGAACTTCCATTTTTGTGAAATGATCATAATACTTTATATCTTTGATCTTAAAAGATCGAATTTTACTAGCTTTTGTTTTTCTATAAGAAAAAGTTCTGCCTTTTGTATCTATAAAGTGCCTGTAATTTGCTTTTATCATCGACAAAAAGTCTACTGCAGTATAATTTAATGGGTATAGTTTTTCTTTTGGTATATGTAGTCTTCTCTGCCCTAAAGTTTCGCCTATCTGTCTTCTATCGTCCACAATTTTATCATGGCAATACGTTACTTTATCATAGTAAGTAAGCTCGTCAGATAATAACTTATAGACTGGAAATGTTACTATATGTATTGTCTTTTTTGTAATTTCAGGCAACATTGTGAACAAGTGGATATTGTGTTTCTAGCTTACCAAATGAGTAATCTTGCCCAATATCAAAAGAAATGCCAATAGGGCAACCTGAAATAGAAATGCCACGATCTCGTTGAATACAAGTTTGAATAATACTTTGGTATTCTTCCACTTCTGAGTCTGGTACTTCTGCTAGAATCGAGTCATGAACAAGAGCAAAAATTTTGCTTTTCATTTTTCGAGCTTTCAGTTCTTCATGCGCTTCGAATGCGCCAATCAAATTAACGTCAGATGCTGGAGACTGCACCATGAAGTTAAGACCTGAGCGTACTTCGTGATCTACGATACCTACATTGTCAGACTTTACGTTAGGCAATCGACGCTTACGCCCAAAGTGTGAGTAAATAAACGCGTTGGCGCGAATAAAATCACACGTTGTATCAATCCAGTTCTTTAGACCATAAAAAGTACCAAAGTATTCATCGATAACTTGCACAGCTTCTTTGAGCGTAATATTTCCGCCATCTTTTTGCACTTGTGACCAGATTTTGCGCGGCCCCGCTCCATACATAATGCCGAAAGTAATAGCCTTGGAGTATTGACGTTCTTGCTTATAGAGAGTTTCTACTTCTTCGACACTGCAAGGCAGACGAAATACTCGCTTAGCAATAGACGAGTGAAAGTTACCTCCAGATACAAATACTTCTTGCAAAGCCTTATCTTTTGACAATACAGAAGCTACATATACTTCGGCGGTAACCAAGTCTGCGGAAACAATCTTATGTCCGGGAGCGGCAAGAATACAACCTTTTACGAGCGGGTTATCTCGTGGAAACTGTTGAGCATTAAGCTTGCCACTAGAAGATAGCCGTCCAGAAGTAGTTACATGCAAGTTAAACCCGGTACGAATTCGTGAGTCTTTGTCAAGTTGTGGCAAAATTTTATCGATATAAGTATTTTTAATTTTACCCATTTTACGCACATTAAGAATTAAGCCAGGAATTTCATGTCGATGGCTAAGTTCTTTTAATACTTCAGAATCAGTTGAGTCTGCACCTTTATCTGTCTTTTTGCCTGTAGGAGCAAGCCCTACAAAGTCAAAAAGAAGTTCTCGGAGCTGCATAGTGCTATTAGGGTTGAAGTCTCCATTTGCATCTGTATAAGCTTGAACTTGTGGGTATTCTTGCAGTTTTTGTACTGCTTCATAAATCTCTGTTTGCAAAGTTTCTTGTGCAACAAGAAGTCTTTGACGTGAAAAGGGAATGCCTGCATCTTGCATTTCAATGATAAAAGCAGTTGCAGGAATAAGAATATTATAATAAACATTTTTAAACTTTTGATTTTTTTGAATCAAAGGATTAAATTTAGCATGTAGAATATAAGTAACAAGAGCATCCATTGATGCGTATACTTTAATCACATCAAAAGGAATCATTCCAAAGTTGAAGTTATCTTTGAGAACACCAGTCTTTTTACGGTACTCTTCAATCCAATCATACATTGGCTTTTCGTAGTCGCCATAAGGCGTATATTTAAGAGCTAGGCTTTTCAGACCGTGTGTACCTACAGTTTCATCGAGCACATAGTGCTGCAGCATCGTATCCTCAAATTTAGGAAATTTGAAGCCAAACTGATACTGGAAATATCCAATATCAAACTTGGAGTTGTGAAACACTACTGTCTTAGTATTAAACAAATATTGAAGACGCTCTTCTACTTCTTCGTCAATTACATCTGTCGTAATATACACACCCTTAATGCCATCATAGCACATCGAAATGCCAAGCATATGACCATTACGATGATAAAGACTGGTCGCTTCGGAGTCAAGGGCTACGAACGCGGAGGAATGAGCAATTGCAGCTTCAATATACTCTAGTGCTTCTTCTTTAGTCTCAATTCCGCGAGTAATGCTATCGTCTACTTTGACGGCGGTAACTTCTCCAGTAATGTACTTGATAATATTATCCCTAGATTCAACCCAAGTTTTTTCTACTTCTGGCTTAAATGCAAGCATTGCTGGGTTAATGACAGGAAGAAACTTATCGTCCACTACTCGTCCGCTGTACTCGGTGACAGATTTAAGATTAGCAAGATATTTGCAAGCTTCTGAGCCTACAAGAATAATCCAATCATAGTTATCTGTATTCAATTGAAGATCAACATTTTTCTTCAATACTTTGGCTACAGTAGCGTCTGAACAAAGACTAAATTGTTCAAATTCAAATGATCCATTAAAAAGTTTATCGTAATTATTACGACTTGGTTTTGCTTCAACAATTGCTACATTAGCCATACAATACCTCTTTTAATTTTTGAACTTGATTAGTAGTCAGTTCGCCTGGATCTTTGTTATCTTTAAGAGTATGAATTTTTGCGTCTAAATCTATTTTTTCTGCAATATCTTTTACTTTTTTAGCGCCCTCTATACCCGCTTTATCACTATCATAAAGTACGTCGATGCCTTCTACACCTTGAAGCTTGAGCAAGTCAAATGAAGTATCTCGCACTGTAGTTACTCCGAACGATGTAACAACATTTGTTAAGCCTTTGTCGTGTAGATTTAACATATCAAAGATGCCTTCTACTAAAATTATTCTACCATTAATAGGTGTTACTTGAGGAAATAAAGGAAGAGCTGAACCACTTGGATGAATATAATATTTTTTACTTAACGTGCCGGTATCATCCCTTCCTATAAAAGCAACTACTCTACCTGTAATATCTGTAATTGGAAATACTACTCGATTCATGAATTCTTTCTGCGCACTTCTAAAAGCTCCAAACTTTTTATAAGTTTCTGCTGAGATATTTCTCCAGTTACTTTCATATTCGATTGCGTCGATAGGTAAGGAATAGCCAATACTTTGTTGTCGTATTTTTTCTATCTTTCTTTTTACCTTTTCACGCATTAATTCTAACTTATTCGGGGCGTGTTTGTAAAGAAAAAAAATATTTCCCTTGAAGCCACACGCCATACACTGAAAAATGCCAAGAACTTTATCAATTCTCATACTAGGGTTGGAATCGTCGTGCTCAGGATTAAGGCATTTTACTAAAAAATCTTTTCCACTAATATTGTAAGCAATCTTTTTTGTATTTAAAAGTTCTTCTACGGTCATTGGTCATCATACACGCTTTCGCCTGTACTCTCCGATACTTTTTTATCCGCAGGATTTTTTGCAGACTCTGGGCCAATCTTTAGAGTTTTCCAGTCTATAGCTGAAGTAAACCCTTTTACTTCTCCATTTCTCATCTTTACACAATTAAACGAAATACAGTTGTCTTCAGGGCTATGAGTGTCTAGAGTAAATGCGGCGTCTGCGGCATCTAGAATACCTTTTGCAAATCGAGCTTCACCAGTTGCATCAATTTGATACGGAGCAATGATAGGCACTTCATACTGTTGTGCCATACTTTTTAGTGCTTTACTGATCTCAATTTGTTCTGTCCAGTCATACTGCCCAAATTTAGAGTATTGATTTCCTGTTCTATACTTTACTTGATTAAGGTAGTCTACGATAATTGCTTTTGGATTAATAGTAACAATCTTTTTATCCATTTCACTTCGAATTTTGGAAACAGATAGTTCTGGATCGTAGATTACATCTAATTGTGTTTGTTTTAAAGGATTCTTAATTAACTGCGTATGAAACTTATCAAATGAGTTATGAGATAAATAGTCTTTATATGCTGTTTCTCCTTCTTCAAAACGATTTGCCCACCACTGAGCTACTCGTCTCCACTCTGGGATGGAAAGAGACTTATTTCTTATTGCAGCCATATTTACATTTGTAGCGATAGCGCAAATTCGTTGAAGAATAGAACGAGAGTCCATCTCAATAGTAAAATAGAGAACAGACTCATTTTCATTATAAATATTAGCAGCAATATTAGCACAAGTAAGCGATTTACCGGCCCCGCGCCGGCCTCCAATAAGAATAAGATCCCTTGGGGAGAATCGCATAACTTCATCATATTCAGCGTTCAAGCTAAGAGGAACATTCCGTGCAAGTTCTTCTTCAGAGTAGAAAAGATCAATTCGACGCATATCATTTTCTGGCGTGCGAAGATCTACTTTAGATTCTACGTCTAGAACAATTGCTTGTAAGTTTGATAGACTTTCTTCTGCGTTGTCTACTGCTACCGAAGTTTCCAAATACTTTTCAAGCTGAGTCATGATCTCTGCTTGAGTGTATTCGTTTTTAAGATACTCTAAAAGTTGAGAGGAAGGAATATCCATGTCTTGAGCTTTCTCTACGACATAGATTTTTTCAAGAGTTCGACGGTCTCGAACAGATAGTTTAAGATCGTCAAAACTTGGAAGGCTAGAAAACTGATCTACATGGTTTTCTATTACTGAATGTATTTTGCTAAATTCTTCAGGCAGATAGTGTTTCTGTAGACTGGCCCAAGTGTCCACATCATTATCAATGATAATTTTTTTGATGAGAACACTAGCTAGGTTCAATTAACTCTCCTACATTTTTATATGCGATAAAAAGGAAGCGAGAAGATTACTCTACTCGCTTCCTCGAATTGGGAGTCAATCCAACTTAGCCAGTAGCTTTCTCTTTGCGAGCAGCTCCATCATAGTTAGATGCTACCAGGCCGCGACGAGTGAGCATCGTCTTGACACCACGAACCGTCTTGCCAAGACGCTCTGCAATGTCTTCCACTGACATGTCAGTAATGTCACCCAGAGCCTCAAGGGGATCTACTTGTTCTGCGGCTCGCTCGCGCTGAGGCGGGATCTGAGTAATAGTACCAGCACGGAGAAGCGAAAGAGCTTTTCCACGAATACTATTGATCGTGCGATTCAGAGCATCTGCGATTTCTTCTACAAAAGAGCCCTTGTTAACCATACGAATAAAAGTTGCCTCTTCTGCATCCGTATAGGTCTTAACCGTTTCCGGCTTCGGAGTAGGACGAACATGACCAGTCAATTCCAGAGAAAGAATTTTTCCCTGAATTTGCTTAGCAGTAAATTCGCCGTCACCAAATTGCTCTGCAATTTCACCATAGGTGTACTTGCCAGAGTTTGCTTCTACGAAGTCTGCAAGGTCATCAGCTTGCTCATCCGTGAAAGCTTTGCGAGCAGTGGCAGAAGCCAGCTCAACTTCAATACCCATCTTACGCAGCTTACTAGAAACTGAGCGTGCTGAGGTTTCAAAACGCTCGGCAGCTTCAGCTACAGTATTTTGCGATACTGGGGTTTCATCTCCCACAAAACTTTCCAGTTCTGCGGTACGTTCATCAGTCCACTTCGGAAGTGCTTTAGTCATTATCGATCTCCTAGAAATTCTTTCAAATTAGTAACTACAGTTATACCTGATTCTTTCGCTTTTTTAGTCTTTGCTGACTCTATACCACTCTCGTTAACCAAGATAGTGACATCTTTTGTCATACTATCTTTTACCTGATACCCGAGAGCTTGTAATGCACTGGCGGCTTCAGCTTTAGTTTTGAACGACGAAAGTTTACCTGAAATACACACAACTCCAATAATTCTTTCAAGTTTAGGTTTTTTAGATACTTGAAAAGAAAAAGGATAGATATCCAGATTATCTTTTGTCGCGTTCCACCAATGCATCAAATTTTTAGTAGCTGCTGGCCCGAGTCCGGCTTGTTGGCAAACACTTTCACTAAGTTCCTGAATACTAGTTATTACTTTGCAAAGCTTTGCTGTAGCCGTCTCTCCAATCAACGGAATACCAAAGGCGGGAAGAACATTCTCCAGAGGTGCTGAGATAGAAGCCTGAATTTCTTCAAACAACTTTTTAGCAATAAGCTCAGAGCCAAGGCCATCCACCATAGTTACTAAATCAAGCTCATAAATTTGTTCAATAGATTGCAAATTTAGGTTTTCTATTGTGGCGGGACCGAGACCCTTAATCTTTAGAGATTTTGCCCAATGTTCGATACGCTTTGAATTTTTAGCATAGCAATCCACATTCAGGCAATAGAGAAGATCATTTTTCCATTCCAAGACGAATCCACAACTTGGGCACTTAGAAGGAGCTTGAATAGTCCTAAAAGTGTTTGCGGTCATAAGTTGCTCTCTCATCTTGAAGTAATATTATAGGCTGATTGGGCTAAAAAGTCAAGATTTATTTTTTTATGGGTCCACCGATGAAATAATACCATAACTTATTGAAACTAAAAAAATAGTTAACCAGTACGGGCCAAATAAATTTTGTATTAATATTGGATATATAATTAATCCTAAACTTAGCCCTAAAATTGTTATAACCCACATTTAATTGAGTCTTTGAACTACTCTAGGTATAATATCTCCACTACGAATTACTCGCACCTTGCAACCTTCTTCAAGCTGAAGAGCTTCAATGTACTTCATGTTATGAAGGGTTGCTCTACTTACAATTGCTCCGTCAATGTTTACTGGAGTAAGAATTGCCACTGGCGATACTACGCCAGATCTACCTACATTCCAGATTACTTTTTCAAGAGTAGTGACTACACCTTCCTTTTGCTTTTTAAGCGCATAAGCGCCACGAGGATGATGTGCCGTATATCCTAGTTTTTCGAACTGAGAATTATCATCGATTCGAATAACAAAACCATCTGTTGGATAATTACTCAAATCATTGTGTAATACTGTTAAAAATCCGTAATCATGCAAACTTTGCATATCTAGGCTATAAGAAATATTTAACCCAGGCGATAAACCATGGGCAAAAAAGTGTAAGTCTCGAGTTGTAAACTCTTCAGCTGACTTTAGATTTAACGCACCCGCTGCATAGTTCCGTGCGTTTTCAATTGAACTTGGAGCTACAATTTCTCCAGTAATTTGAACAATTCCTTTTGTAGGAATATTTTTAGGAATATTCATTGTTTTAACAAGAGAAGTAATGTCTTGGCCTCTCTTACCATCTCCTCGTGTAAGAGCAAGCCAAAACTCTCCTGCTACATATAAAATAGAAATTGCAGCGCCATCAAGTTTTACAGATTTTACTCCACCTTCGAAAGGAGAGGTATCTTCTGGATATACTTTTTTAAGTGAGTACATCGGATAAGCATGTCCGATACCTTGTGGGTGCTTTGCGCCTACACTTTCGTAATTATAAAGTTCGACTAGTGAATCGAACTCTTCATCAGACAATATCGGGTTGCCATCGTAGTAGCATTTTGCTACATAATCAAGATAGGTTTTGATTGACATGAAAGTTTCTCCAGAGTTTATATATTATATAAAATTTGGAAAAAATAGTCAACATTTATTTTTCATAAATTTCTGTAAGTAAATCTTTAAAATTTTGAATTATAATCTCTTTGCTTTCCGCTAGCGAAAGAATCTCAGTAAGACCAATAAATAGCTCACGGCTATTTTCAATATCGAGAGGAATAGAAATTCCTTCACTAGAGGGTGCCCACTCTTCATCGAAGTTCATATAATATTTTCTAAGATGTAAATACTCTACACCTCTAAATTCGTTTACTACTAGTCTTACTTGATTATATTCTCCATCTTGTATTATTCTATGATAAATTTCACTCATTTTTTAGTATTGAACTCAAAGGCACAACACTGGTTACATTTTCTGGGTCCATTAGTCGGTACGCGTCTGTGTCCCAGCAAAACATTAATACTGTACTATCACCTTCTTTGGCTCTATTATTTTTTCCCTTAATATAGTCATTATTAAAGTCAATAGTGCAGACGTTATATTTTACTTTATTTGAGTTTGGACTTCTATATGTAATTACAGCATCGCCATATTCTTGTAGTAATTTTTTAAACTCTTCTTTTTTCATTCCGAGATATCCTTAGAAAGTATTGCAAAACTTTTTTAGCAGGGACTTTCTTTGCTGGTTTCTTCGGACGAAAAAAAGTCCGGAAAGACCGTAGTCTTTCCGGTTTTGTAATTTCGAAAGACTAGGCTGCTTTTGCGTTGCCAAGTACTTCCGCAAAGTAAAGAGCTGCTTTGCCCGTCAGTTTTTCGATAATCTCTGCGTCTGGTTCCAGCCCGAGATCGCGAATTGCTGCATTCAATTGATCGAGTGCAACAGCTTTGCTAATACGCGAACTGCCTTCACTCTTAGAAGAAGAGCGGCTAGTAGCACCCGCTGCTGCTTCCTTCTTGACATACACGCCAGCTTTTGTCAGAATCATACGAACACCGTTCGGCGACTCTTCTAGTTCGTCTGCAATATCCTTTACAATCTCCATAGAATTTTCCGGAGTCGGATCTGCATCCTGATACATTTTGATTGCTTCTGCTCGTTTTTGATCATCCCACGCCACTTTTTTTCTCCTTGCTTTGCCTGTAAAACCAATCGTATTGCCTGTTGCCCTGAGTTGAGCTTCGTAAAATCGATCGCCCATCACTTCCTCCACTGTCTATATATTATAGACTTGGCAGGTTGAAAAGTCAACATCAATTTCTATCGTTCCTCAAATTTAATCAAATCTTCAATAACTGCTTGGCGCATACGCTCACAGCGAGATTTATTGAATACACAGATATAAAAAAATACTGGAGAAAATATCATACTCATTCCTAGCGTAGTACCATAATAGATACAAGCAGATATAAAGCCTTTACGATGTGAGTATATCTCTAAGTATTTTTTACGAATTGGGTAGAAAATTTCTTTGCAGGCAATTAAACTTGTTGCAACTACAAAGATGATTAAATATTTCATAGTGATTTAAAAGAAACTCCATATTCAAGAAGATGTTCTAGTCTCCCTAGATCATATGCAGGTGCTGCCGCATAAAATCCTCCAAAGTCTACAGAAGGAAAGTAGTTCGACGAGTCTTGCATTTTTTCATTGATGTAAATTTGGTAACACTTAGAGTTATACTTTTCTAGGTATTTTGAATCTTTGTATTCTTTTACAACAATGCAGGGTGCATGATACTTGGCAGACCACGCAATTTCATTTGCACTAAACTCTTCCGAGATACATTCATCTGGCAGAAGTGCTGTCTTGTATTTATCGTCTCCAGTTACTTTTTCTGGAATACCAATTCGTGCAACTACATTTTTTACAAATGTTGGCGAACGATAAATACGTCTGGAGATTTCGGCAATAGTGTCTCCGCTTAGAAGCGATTCCGCTATAAGGCGCACTTCTTCTGGTTGAGCCGCTTTGCCTCGGCGCTCCTGTTTTTTACGTGAAGTGGTTTCTTTGTCTCGTTTCCAATTTTCTATAATATTGTTGAGCCTAGTAGTATTATACGAAATATTTAGAATTTCGCAGGCTTCTTTTTTAGAAATTGGATTTTTATCCGACTCAAGCAAAGAAACAACTCGTGCAATATTTGCCTCTGTCAGTTTTTCTGTATCTTTTTTCTTTACTTGTTTAGTTGTTTTCATTACGATTCAATCCACTCATAACCACAATCGTCACATTCATAAGAATAGTGATCGTCGCCATTATAGTTGTCGTCTATAAGTTCAAGCTCTGCACTACACAAAGGACAATGATACTTAATAAAATTACTATACTGAACTGCTTTGGGGGCTGGAACACTTCTCATTGCTGACTTCATATTATCTTCCTGAAATTCTCCTGTCATAACTTGCCATATTTTCATCCCACCATTCTGGCTTAGATCTAAATTTCCAGGTAGCAAATGTCGCTTTATCTAGCATGTAGAAATAACGATAAGTTTGCACTGGGTTATTTTCATCTCGTAGTTCTGGTGGGAACTTATCTGAAAGCGCTAGTGCAAACTTTGTAAGCCCATTATTAGGTAATTTTTTAGGAACTTCAAAGTTTTTAACTATGCGCTCTAGATCTCTCACTTTGCCATAGCGGTACGTGTACTCGTCGCAAAGACCTGCGGCGTAATTAAACGTATACGCATAGTTTTCATAAGACGAACGCACCCATATAGTACAAGGATGATTGTACATAGTAGGTAGATAGGGGGAAAGAGGTCTTTGCTCTTGAGGAAGAGCTACAATACTTTTTTTAGCTTTATTAAGCTCTGCTGTCTCTTCTTTTGTAAGAGCACGAGGTATGTAGCCTAGAATATTGTCAACCCATAGAGCAGTGCTCATCATTTGAGCAGCTTCTAGGGGCATTTTTACTACATGCTTATCTACATGATACTCGAGACTTTTGTTAAGGTCGTAATCTAGAATAAAAATATTCACAATGATTTACTGAATTAATAAATGAAGTACAGTATAACACAGAGAGGAGTAAATGTCAAAATTTAAATCTTAATTTCAAAATTAAATACCTGAGTACGACGCGGCAGTATTCATCAGAGAGTTCTGATACTGACACTTCTTGATTCATTAACTGTTGTATTATTGCTTCGTACTCAGGCTTAATCATAACTTACTTCTTTGGTTTATCGTTATCATCTTCATCGTCTTCCTCATGAAAGACATCTCCGTGCATTCCTTTCTTGCCCGCGTGCTCTCTCCACATTGAATAACAAATGGCCACTGCTTGTCCTTGCTCTCGTCCTTCTCGAACTAGCTCAGGTATGCAGCGTGCAATAAATGCATCTTGATTTTCATTCTTTCGAGGTTTTGGCATGTTCGTCTCGTATAAGTTCTACATAGTTGTAGACTTCATCGATAAGCTCATAGATTTCATCTACAAGCGTATCATCTTCTGAAAAACTTTTGTCTTCATTATTTAGCTGATTTACTTTAGAACGTGCCCAGGACTGCCCAGGGTCTCCGCCCCATAATGCCCAAGCAATACGCCCAGCGCTAGGATAACCTTGCTCACCGGGCGAAAAACCTTGGCCTTGCTTATCTACTTCATGCCTAGAAAAATATGAATGCATTCTTCGCACAGTACTAGGCGAAAGATTTTCTTTGCGTATGAGTTGATTTGCGCGTGTAACTCCAACAATTGTTCCACCACGATTGTACTCTTTTCTCCAATCTAGGCCGCGTCTAGCTTCTGCGGCCATTGCATCAGTAGGTACTAAATCTACCATAGTTTTCTCCAATTGGTACTTCGGGATGGAATTGAACCATCGGCCTGGCGCTTATAAGACGCCTGCTCTTACCACTGAGCTACCGAAGTAAATAAGTGGTGGGCCCACTAGGATTTGAACCTAGAGTCAACAGATTATGAGTCTGCTGCATTAACCGTTATGCTATAGGCCCACAGACTTAACTGGTGCGGCTTGAGAGAATCGAACTCTCACTACTAGCTTGGAAGGCTAGAGCACTACCTTTATGCAAAAGCCGCGGATGTTTGGTGCCCCGAGCCGGACTCGAACCGGCACGCTAAAAAGCGACAGATTTTAAGTCTGTTGTGTCTACCTATTCCACCACAGGGGCAATACTTATTGCTATGTCAGGTTAGAGTAAGCTTCAACTTGTGCCTTAAGTTGACTCAAAACTTGATCAGAAATCTTCATATCGTCCCCTGTATGAATACTTTCGTCGCTTAAATCACAATACCAGCCCGGCATATCAAAAGTGGCTTCTTGCCCTTTGTAGGCGATAGTAATCGGTCGAATGTCTCGAAACATTTGATAACCTGTTTTTGGGCATATTGGACTAGACATTTTTTCTCAATCACAATGGGAATAATGGTCCAGATGGCAAGATTCGAACTTGCGACCCCTCGCTCCCAAAGCGAGTGCACTACCAAACTGTGCTACATCTGGTCGTTATCTTCGGTCATCCACTTGTCCCACGCATTCCAAAGCTCGTTATACACTGCGTAGGCTATGTCCTCACGACTAGGAGTGTCTGTATGCTTAAACGCTCGATTCAAGCCAAATCCAATACCTTCTTCAAAAATTGAATCAAGAACTACACGCATATTTGGTTGCACTATACTCTCCTAATTACATGGCGGAAGCGGTGAGATTCGAACTCACGAACGGGATAAACCGTTGCCTATTTTCAAGACAGGTGCCTTCAACCACTCGGCCACACTTCCAAACTTCAGAATATATAATATCAAAAATAGATTTCAAAGTCAAGAAGTAATTTTGAATTAGTCAAACCAATGGCGAATAACACCGGCTATAATTACAAAATTAGTAATTAGATAGGTAACCACAATAGCAGTACGAATAATAGCAATAACATTGGCTTCTCTATCATCAGTTCCACTTTTTTCTCCTAATGCTTTTGCCCACAATCTCCACATTTTAAGGAATAGAAGGCCATTGTATTTCTTCTATAGAAGTTGCATTTAAATTATTTTGAGGTACGTCTCGTAAAGCTTGCCTGTAATTAGTCCAATCAAGTTTTTTACTTTGTGTAATAGGTGCATCTTCAAGTTGAGTCCAGTCACTATAATATAACTTTCCATCTCTAAGTCGCCTAACTTCGTCCCAAAATCTATCTGACTTAAATGTCCACTCACCATTTTCCCAATCGTAAAAAAAATTTGGTTTTGGAGTTCTTGTAATCCAAGCTTGTTCAACATAGCCCCAAATATGAGTCTTGGAAAACTCTGTCAAATTTATAGATATATCCATATGTTTTATCAGTAGATCTCCGACCATACTACCGTCGGGCCACTGGTTATCGTCTCCTGGAGAACACCATTGTTGAATCTCTCCTGACGAATTTAAAAAAGCTACATTTATCATTAAGATACTACCTCCACAATCATATAATCTCGTTTAGAATTAGTGCCTAAATAGTAGTTAGAAACTGTGCTCCAATCAGGCCTTACTACACCTTGTAGTATATATACATGCCTTAAAGTTATAACACTAGTACTATGGTTAAAATGTGCTAAAGATCCAAAAAATGTCCAGTAATCTGGGCTATAAGGAGGAACTGCAGCATTATAGAGTACATCCCCAACAAAAGAAGTTGCTGTCACATATACATTATTAAAATTTACCCCTGCTGGGCAAGTGAAAGTAGTCTCACTAACTCCAGTTAGCGTCCCTACTGATAGTATATTAAAACTGTATTGAGTACTGCCACTAAATAAAATTTCTCCGTTACTTTTTTTAACTTCTAGGCCATACCCTGAGGATGCGGGAGTTATGTTGTCTTGCCTTGAAAACTTAACATATTTAATTCCATCAGTTACGCCAAATAATTGTTCTTCAATATCGTTATAGCCTGCAAATCTTCCTATGTGTGGAGAATAAAAAACAGCACCAGATTCTCCATCTTGTGGTCTTGCTAATAGTATAACATCTGAGCCCATTGTGTAAGAAGGATTTGCTCCATAACCATTTACACTAACTGGGCCGGAAGTGCTATAATAATTAGGAAAACTTTGTTCACTGTTAAAAACTATTCTACCTGAATTATTTAAAACTTCTATGCCATATGCCATTTTAATCCCTCAATACAAAATAGTACACATTTCTGGATTGAGATGTGCCGCCTGCTTCTACTCTATCAATTTTTAGTGTAAAAGAACCGCTAGCTATAGTATAATAATAAGCTAATTTTGGATCATAATCTCCATGCTCTGTTATAAGAATTTGCCAAGAGTCATCTGTAGGGCTTATGCCGGTTACAGATATAGCCGAAGAGCTATAAGTTGCTACTGTAGTTCCCACTGTTATAGTTGCAGACCCTGCAGTTACTAATCTTGGAACTCTACTACTAACTGCGAGAACTTTTGTTTCAGAGCTATTGTATATTTCTAGTCCGTAGTTTGAAGTGTTAATATCAGATGCAGTAGTAGTTGAAAAAGTTCCTGCAACTCCCCCTATGGTAAGGGTAGTAGATGTTGTTATATTTTGTTGATTTGAAGAAGTGTGCCTTACTTTAAAAGTATCATTTACTGAAGCGGTTCCATTTTGCGAAGTCCAAGTGCCTGAATTATTCTTTTCATACTCCCCATTTGAAATGCTAACTGCTGTCGTTGTATTAATTCCTGTCACAGTTATAGCATTACTAGCGTATACTTGATTTTTTGTGGCTCCATTAATTGAATTAAAACTAAACTGATCGGGGGTACTGTCCGTAGCAGAACCAGCTGTTGTAATAGAATAAGTATCACTAGTGCCCCCTACAGTAAGAGTAGTTGAAACTGCGGTTCCTGTAAGAGTAGAAGAAGTTAACCTTAGTTGAAATTTATCATTTACACTAGCTGTGCCATTTGATGCAGTATAGGCCCCCCAGGCCCCGCCAGTAAATTTTCTATATTGACCACTCCCTCCAGAAATACTTACTGTTACTGAAGTGTCTATTCCTGTAATAGTTACTTCATTTGAAGTATAAGGTAAATTAGTAGCGGCATCCGAGACATCTGTAAAGCTAAAAGCATCTGGAGTACTGTCAAAATTATTTCTAGTTATATTATAAGTAGTAGCATTTACATGTAATCCATCTCCACCACTGCTGGTAGCTACATTTGCTGTTATATAGTAAGTTTTAGTCGCTCCAATAGCTGGAACATTGCTTATAGTCATAAGCACATCAGTAGTAGCTGACCCTAAAATAGTTCCAGAATAACTATCTAATCTTACATAGTACGTTGTGTTTGTACTACCATTTTGTACAGTAACTGTATGGGTGCTAGCTCCCACAACTATAGGGCTGTTAGTAGCGGTAGTTATGCTAGTATCGGGTGCAATGTATCCTGCGGTATAAGCAACACTAGTACTATAAAGTGATGCGTTAGTATTACGAGAAGCCCAGTAGTATCTAGTAGTGCCTCTGGCTTGAGTGAAGGTATTACCAGCCTGCCAGCCAGTAGACGGCAATGAGTTAGTAGTAGTCTGAGCGTACTGTAGTGTACCTCCGCCCACTCCATTAACAGACATATTAACTGTTGCAGTAACATTAACTGCAGCGGCGTTATTATCAGTTACTGACCCTATAACGGGATCTTGGTTACGAGTTATAGTATAAGTAGTAGCGTTAAAATGAGTAGTATTGTCTCCTCCACTAGCTGTACTTCTAGTAGCGGTTATATAATAAGTACTAGTACTACCTGCGGCTGGAACATCATTTACAGTAATAGCAACACTAGTAGTACTAGGAGTTCCAGTAGCTAATATGGTTCCAGTATAGCTACCAGACCTTACATGGTAAGTAGTATTAGAATCCCCATTAGCTATAGTTACCTGATGGCTAGTAGCTCCTGGAACTACAGGGCTATTGGTTGTCGTTGTAATAGTACTATCAGGAGATAAATAACCAACTGCATCTGCAACACTAGCGCTATAAAGTGATACATTAGTATTACGAGAAGCCCAATAGTATCTAGTAGCTCCTCTTGGATGAGTAAAGGTATTACCGGCCTGCCAGCCAGTGGCCGGTAATGCGTTAGTAGTAGTCTGAGCGTACTGTAGTGTACCTCCACCTACTCCATTAACAGACATATTAACTGTTGCAGTAACATTGGCTGCAGCAGCATTATCATCTGTTACTGAGCCTATAACGGGATCTTGATTACGCGTTATAGTGTAAGTTGTAACATTAAAATGAGTAGTATTATCTCCACCACTAGCTGTACTTCTAGTAGCAGTTATATAATAAGTATTAGTTCCTCCCTGAGCTGGAACGTCATTTACAGTAATGGCAACACTAGTAGTACTAGGGATTCCAGTAGCTAATATTGTTCCACTATAGCTACCAGACCTCACATGGTAAGTAGTATTAGAATCCCCATCAGAGATAGTAACCTGATGGCTAGCAGCTCCTGGAGCTACAGGGCTATTATTTGTAAGCGTAACAGTTGTATCAGGAGATAAATAACCAACTGCATCAGCAACACTAGCGCTATAAAGTGATACATTAGTATTACGAGAAGCCCAGTAGTATCTAGTAGCTCCTCTAGGGTGAGCAAAGGTATTACCAGCCTGCCAGCCAGTGGACGGCAATGAGTTAGTAGTAGTCTGAGCGTACTGTAGTGTACCCCCGCCTACTCCATTAACAGACATATTAACTGTTGCAGTAACATTGGCTGCAGCAGCATTATCATCTGTTACTGATCCTATGACGGGATCTTGGTTACGAGTTATATTATAAGTATTAACATTAAAGTGTGTGGTATTATCGCCACCACTAACGGTACTTTTAGTAGCCGTTATGTAATAAGTATTAGTGCTTCCTGCGGCCGGAACATCATTTACAGTAATAGTAACACTAGTAAGAGATGGGGGCGGAGATCCGGTAGCTAATATTGTTCCAGTATAACTACCGGATCTCACATGATAAGTATCATATTCAGATGCGTCAGCTATTGTAACTTGGTGACTAGTCGCTCCTGGGGCCACGGGGCTATTATTTGTAAGCGTAACAGTTGTATCAGGCGATAAGTATCCAACGGCATATGTTACACTTGAGCTATAAAGAGATACATTAGTATTACGAGAAGCCCAGTAGTATCTAGTAGTTCCCCGAGCTTGCGTAAATGTATTACTAGCCTGCCAGCCAGTGGCAGGTAATGAGTTAGTAGTAGTTTGAGCATACTGTAATGTACCGCCCCCACTTCCACTAGAGGATAAGTTTACTGTAGTTGTTACTTGACTTACAGCGACATTGTTATCTGTTACACTGCCAATTACGGGAGCGGTGCCTACTCCATCGTCCCAAACAACAACTCTAGTAAGACCTGCCGATGAACCAAAAACACTTGCAGCTCCAGACCATGTCCAAGTATTTCCTCCACTAAAACTTGCTGAAGTTCTATTAAAAGTGGTTCCGTTTACATCCATTGTGGCCCATCCACCGTTAGTAACGGTGCCGGCCATCTTAAAAATAAGGTTTGAGGCTAGGCTATTTGTATATATTTGGTTAATATTTGCACCAGAGTATATATTACTGGTGCCGTCGACTATACTACCAAAAGCGGCGGGAGCTTGCCCTGTTCTACTGTAGCCCGCATAAGTGGTTTGAAACGGGGGATCTCCTGTAGTAAAAGCGCCTGTAGTAACTGTTTGGGTATCAAGAGTTGCCATTACCAGGGAATTCCTAGACCCCTTCTAAATAGGGGGTCTCTTTGTGCTAACATGTTGGCGGCTACGGCCTCTTCGGCAGAATGCCCGTTTGGAAAAAGTTGGTCTAGTGTATTTTTTACCCAGGAGATTGCTTGTTCTTCTGTTAGAGTTTCCCAGGGAATAAAATTTTGTATATTTTCCACGTCGAGTTGTACGTTTCCCCAATTGTATCCCATATCGGGGCCATCGTGAATTTCCACCCACCAGTGAATGTTTTTGACCACTTTTTGCAGTGTGCCAAGTTCTTCGATATATTCTAGCTCTCTTATTTTCCACACAAACATAAATTTTTCCTTAATTGGTGCTCCCGGAGAGACTCGAACTCCCGACCCACTGAGTACAAATCAGTAGCTCTACCAACTGAGCTACAGGAGCTTATCTTTTATATCTTGAGTCAAGACGAATATAAGGATTTTCAAAAACATTTTTTTGTAGCATCCATGTCGAAGGATATCGAAAAGGCTCTAATACGCTTCGAGAAGCTACAGTTTGAAAGTCCAATGTTAAATATCTTAGCCAACCAGATTCCGCTTCTTCTAATTTTTCAATTGGAATAGCATTGAACAACTTGTATGGATCAGATAAAATCATTACATCCATACCAATAAATTCGAATCGAGTAGGATGCCATGTAATTGTTGCTATACTATTTAAGGGATGCATAATAATACATTAAAAAGATTGCCTCAATTGGAGTTTCTACTTCTACGCAATCAATACTAGTTATACTATTGCGTTCTGCAATTGTAAGTCGTTGATTTCCAAATAAACATAAGTAAGTTTTTTCTGCATCATAAGGTGAAATATAACTTTTATTTACATTTACAATTGCATGATGATAGGCAACTTTTGTATTTTTTGTTACAATAATTGGATTTTTCATTCCATTTGCTAAAATATCTTTTTCTAGCGAAAAAAATCCAGGCTCAAGTAATCTACTTTTTCGAGTAACACAATTTGCAATTTCTTTGGTTTCAATATGCTTTACGAAAAAAGTTCGTTTAACTTCAGTTAAATTTTCATCAAAAAATACTCGAGTAACCTTCGAGTTATTGTGTGCTTTCATCTATTTTTTGATAAAAAAGTATTGCGTTTTGAGATTCTTTTATATATCGCCGAAGCTCTTGAACATTATGAGCTAAGCTCTGATACCCAGCCGGAGTAACAGCATAAAAAACTCCACTTGATACATCTTGAATTTCTTTTAAAAATACTTCTAAATTTTTTTCGGATACCACATAAAACTTAACTGGTTTGAGGCTTACAGCTTCGATAGGAGGAGGATTGAGTACAAGAGGTTTAGGGCAGTCTTGCACTATAGGAGGTGGAGGAGCAGATGCACAGCCGCTTAAAAATAGAGAAAGAAAAAATATTTTTTTCATTTTGTCATTTTACTCTGAAACTCAGATGTTTCCGTCTCTATTGTTTGAAACACTTCTTCAGTAGCGCGATTTACTCGCAGTTCAATAAGCTCTGGTTTTTTCTGTGACAATTGTTGTAAATTATGTCGCTCAAATATCTGCAGTGCTTTATTTACTTCTTTTCGCACTTCTGCATTTTGTGAGTAAACATTATTTAGTCTTTCGCTCTGTACTGCAACTTCAGCTTGAAAAGTTGAAAATTGTGCAGATAAAGCAGAAAATTGTTGTTCTTTTTGCTGTACTTGAAGCTCAAGATTTTCATTTGTTTTCTTGAGCATTTCTACACGAATATATAAAAAGCCGAGAGACCCCGCTACGGCGAGTAACCCAACAATCATTAAGTTGTTTTTAAGCCCCGCGAGCCAGATCATCAATAGTTCTCATGCGAGCAACTAGTCGCTTTGATCGATCGCCAACTTGACGATACCAACGGCTATCTTCCATTTGAAGTGCTGCCTCCGACCAGTTGTGCTCATAGACAGCCGCGATCAACTTCTTAAACTTCATGAAGCGATCGCGACCTAAATTAAACAACATATTTATGAGTATTTCTTGCGCTTCCGCAGGTATGGTTTCCCAGTTATTGAATATGACTCGAAAATCAGAAATTGCAATGGCGAGGTCATTATTGAGCAACTCGCGACACTGATCTTCAGTTATGCTGTCTCCTAGTTTTAGATCACAAATACCAGGCGGATCATTTTTCTTTATAAGATGACCTATACCGACGGTCAGAAGTCCTTCAGTATCGTGATATGCTTTCAGTTTTCTGCCTTCATCAATCTCAATCTGACGCATGAGACGGTTCATATTTATTTTATTCATATCGTACCTAGGAAACCACCCTTTACTCATTTAATTACAAAAGTTGGGATGCTTGTGCTACAGCCGTGAGGCACATAAGACAAAGCATTGCTATGCCCATATGATGTAGTACAATTTCAAGCTTATTCATTTATTTAATCTCAATATACTTGGCGGGGTTAATTGCCCTAGGTTTGAAAGTAATTTTAAGAAGCCCGTCCTGAAACGAAGCATTCGTTACTTCCAGATTTTTCGGAACAAAAAAACTGCGCCGGAAGGCTTTGCTGCTAATACCCTTATGAATATAAGTTTCTGTACCTTCTGATTTATCGCCTTCAATCGTAAGCAAACCGATATCAAAATGAATCTTAACACTTTCTTTGGACCAGCCAGGAAGTGCTAGATCAACTCGATATTCATTTTCTGTAAGCTGTACGACATTAAAGCGAGGAAAAGCATCTACATTTAGATTGCCAAAAAAGTCATTAAAAAACTTGTCACCACCCACAAAGAAGTGGTCCAATAGTCTAGTAGTCATATTTATCTCCTTGAAAATAAACTTGCCCCTTACGGAAGCAATAATGAAAAGAAAGTTTTTCTGTTGCCAGGGAAACTTTCAAACCCCGAGAAACCTTACGCTGCTAGAGCGAAGTCCTCAGAATAAACATCATCATTTGCGTTTATTTTAATTTGCATCTTCGACCGAGAAATCTCAATCCTAACGACTTTCGCATTGCCGATTCTCCGCATTACTTTCGGTTGCCTGTCGAATCCTGACACCCCCACTAAAATATATTGAACAATACACTTTGGTGGAGGTGGGCGGAATCGAACCGCCGTCCAAACTTCTTATTTGTAATACATCAACGAATATGGTGCTGAGATTGGATTCGAACCTTGTCCTATAGTGTTGTCCACCTGTACGTCCCACCGTACTGTCCCAGCAAAAAAATATTTAGAAGTAATATCGAAGCTCGGTCTCTACTCGGCTATACACGTCGCCTTCGAAAGAATCAACTTGAAAGCCTTCTACTTCTCCACGCACTTCAAAATTATTCCAAAAGGGAAACCTATAGCCAGCTTCGTAAGAAGTGCCTACTTCTCCGTCATATACTACCGTGCCTGCTTCGAGATAGAAGTGATCGCCTTCCATGCCTACTCGAGCACTATTTAATGCACTATTATCTACATAGTCTTCATCCAGAAAATAGACTTCATTTTCATATTTTGAATAAAACTTGAGTTCTGCTGCAGCAGGAAGAGCTGCAAACAAAAGAGAAGCTGCAATAATATTTTTCATAACTGTGTATTTCCTATAGGCTTACGCCGCTTTTTAATTGCGTATATTATACGTCAAATTGACCTTTTTGTCAACTATCAAATTTTATTAATTTGGAGCTGCTTGTACAGATGAAAGTGCTGAGAGACTGCCTTGAAATCCATATGTGCCCACATGAGTAAGAGAAATCCATGGACAGGCCCAGATTTTTCCGCCCATGTTACGAACTTTGTGCGAAAAATAGTAGTCTTCTGAAAGGTATCGTTTACTTTCAGAATCAATTTCACAGTCAAAATACGCAGTAATTTCTCGAGTACCATTAAAATGCTCTGAATGAACATGATCTGGTAAATATCGATTTTCTGGGTATGCTTCATCAAATTTCTTGAAAACATCTCGTCGAATAAGCATAAATCCAGTTGCGCCTTCCATAATTTCTACAGGTTCACTGAGCTTAAACGAATGCGTATTGGGTAACAAATTAAATGCAAATCCACCTCCAAAAAGAGCAAGTTCATCTACATTTTTCATTTCAATATTTCGTTCAACTGCTTGTTTAATTCGATCCCAGTGAATTTGTTTTTTCGGGTAAAGTCCGCACAAAACATCATATTCAGAATCTTCTGACGACAAAGCAAGCATTGCTAGAATGTCCATGGGAGCAAAAGCAATATCTGAGTCGATAAACATCATATGAGTTGCGTCACTTCGCAAAAAGCCATCCACAAGATAGTTTCGTGCTCGTTGAATCAACGATTCATTATAATGAAAAGAAGCTTCCCATTGCAAGTCATATTGTCTACAAATTGTAGAAAACTGAAGAAGTGCATGAGTATATGGACCCATACACATTCCACCATACATAGGAGTTGCAATAAAAATCTTGCGTTTACGCAACTCTTCTATATCAATTGTAATTTTATCATTATCTACCTTGGCCACGATACTCCTTGTAATTTCTTTTTTGACTCTTAGATAAACCACTAAATCTTACCATAGAAGAATTTCCGCTAGTGGCGCTGCGCTTTGGCTTGTGCTTTACCTTCTGTTGTTGCTTTCCGCCAATAGATCCTTTTGCCATTTTTTTATTCCTAAATTTTTCTCAGCCCACTCCAGAGCTTTCTCAGCAGTAGAAAACAAAGGATCAAGCTCGATATCATCGTCTGTTACCCAAGCCCATGAATTGCCCAACAACGTATTGTCGCATCGATAAATTAATTTCATGCACGAGGATCATCCCCTATCATCATTCGCAGATAAAAAATTGCTTTTTGAACGTCACTTTCAAAAGAACTTTTAAATGGCGATCTCAAAATATATGCGACTGCGCTGCAAAGAAAATGAATATCCATTGCAGTCAAAGGAACTTCCGATGAACTTTCAATTTTATTTGTAAGTCCTTCTAGAATATTGAGAACATCCGTTGCAATCAATTCTCCTTCCAGTGAGCTAATCCAAAGCTCATAGTGTGAAGGATGATTAATCAAATCTGTCATAGATCACCTTTTTTTCGATTTTCGCTAAACCAAACATCAAACTCGCCATTTGGATAGCGAGATTTCAACTTTGTGACATTTTCTTCAATTACATCGTATGGGTCCAACTGCAAAGCATTACAAGCGTTTATCCAATACCAAAGTATATCTCCAAGTTCTCGTTTCATGTGATGCACATCAAGAGGCTTACCTTGAAAGATTGTCTTTTTTACCAGCTCATCAAACTCTCCAGTTTCAGACGACAGCCCAATTGCTGCTGTAAGCAGCAGGCTTGGCTCTACATTTTGAGAGCGAAGCTCTTCGAGACTTTTCAAAAATTCGCTATGAATCTTTGACTGAGGGCTAGTAACTGCCCAGACAAAATTTTTATATTTATTGAGGTCGATCATAAACAAATACTCGTGCTAACTCTTTTTCACAGGCTACAGCGATTTCTCGATGTTCTTTTTGAGTTTCTGGGCCGCTGCGCAGCTCAATGTAGTGAATCCAAGATCGAAGCGTGCCTGCCATGTAGATTACACTTTCTGTCAATCCTTCTGGAAGAAGTGCTCGTGCCTGTTCTTTTGCAATACCGTTGGCAAGTGCCCAGCCATAATTTTTACGAGCAACGTTCATTACTTCGTTTTGACGAAAGGTCCACTCGGCATTTAACAAAGGATCTGTATTTTCGATACTATTTTGTCGATTTTTAGTATCCTGCAGACGAGCTTCGCGCAATGTAAAATTTTGTGCGACTGCATATCGCTGACTAAACTCTTGAAAAGAAAAGCTTCGATGGCGCAATATTTGACGAGCAATATCTCGAGTTGTGCGAATTTCCATCGTAGCTGATGCCATTTCAAAAGGCGACCAGTGAGAGTGTTTTACAAGATACTTCAGCAATCGGCCGCTTGTCTCAGTATTGAGCTGGTTGCCGGGATTGGAGACTCGTGCCACGTAGGCAATAAATTCTGTGAGATCTGTAATTTCTTCGATTACAGGCTGAGTGTATGCAATAAGTTTTACTGTCATTTTGCAACAGTTCTTCGTTCGTAACTAAGTCGCTGCAAAATTTCATTTACAACGCGATACCTAATAGCGTCGGGGAGTTGCTTGAGTGCATCATAGATAACCAATTTAACTTTGGATTCTTCATGCAGATCGATCATTTAATGGCTCCAGTAGGTAAAGAGGCGCCCAGCCCCCAGTAAGAATGCTTCTATCAACGTACTTATAGTAATACCCTTCTTCCTGATCTGTATCTTTTGAAGTAAACTTTTCTAGTCGCACTTTTACGTGTGCGCCAGCAAATAATTTAAGTTTTACTATATCACCAGGATTCATGATGCACTACTTTTGAAATAAATATTTCGTCTTCGATTCGAACGAGTAACCACTCTTCTTCACAAACAAAAAAGTTACACCAATCTAGTGAAGAATCTTTTTTAAAGAATTGGAGCTGCTTCAGCACTTCCTCTGGCAAAGGGGACGGCTTCGGAAACTTTCCCCAACGAATGTTCATGATATCGTTTGACATAAGTTCCTCGTTCATATGAATTCCAAATCAAAGTTCCGCGCTTATAAGCTTTTTGTACTTGACGACTTACTGTCCCTACATTAGGATGTCGCTTTCGAGATCTTGTAGTTAAGACTTCTTCGTCATCGGCTGGAAGAAGAATTTCATAATCAACACTCATTGTTTTGGCCCATAAAAATGATTGAATAATGCAGTCTTTGCTTGCTTGATCGCGACCCCGCGATCGGACATGTCGAATCCATGTGTCTGTTTATCTAGCACTTTGATACATTCTGTAATAATTAAATGTGCGTATTCAACAACGTCATCAATCTCGGCTTCGAGGCAGATACTATGGTAATAGTTTAACTCTGAAGCGTCTGGCTCCAGTAACCTGCTCTCGACCCCGAGATCAAAGATTTTTGTATTCATAGTGCATATATTATACTCGTATGCATCTAAAATATCAAGTGATATTTTTTGTATACTAGTCCCACAAGCCCTGATAATACTTACCAAAATAGGTAAAAGCTTTTCGTTTGCGATCTTCGTATGCTCGTCGAGCTTCTTCATCAAACTCAGTAGTAGTAGTAAGTTCTACCATACCATCTTCTCTGGTAGTTGTAGTAATCTCTCCTTCCTTAGTGATAAAAGAAGGTTCATTTCCACTAGCAAGCTCATTGAACGCCCAAATCATTTCATTGAGAACATAATCCCAACGAGCATGATGAAACTCGTCAGTATCCCACTCATTTTCTTTTGGGGAAGCATTTGTGCTACGAATTTCTTCTGGCACATCTTCGTCATCAATGAAAGGTGAACCATGCCTATTCTCTCGCAACAGCATAAGAGAAGGAAGAATAATATGGGATAAGGTAGTAAATAAATCCCATACATCACTACGATCAATCTTTACTTTTACTTTTCGAGACTTGAGCTTATCAAGTTTCAAAAGTGCTTTATACAGTAGTGTAGGCTTTCTATACTCTTGTATATTAATATCTTTACGCACGCTTCCGTAGGCTAGCCACTCTCCAAAGTTGTGCACCCAATCCGGTTTTACTGGGTAGCCATACTCATCTGGGGTACTTTTAGCCCAGAAGCAAATCGCCTCTGCAAGCTGATAAGGCCCAAACCACGTCGGATATTTCCCAATTTTAACTTTCATAATTAAACCACCGTATTTCTGGATTCGTTTTATAATATTCTGCAAGAATCTGGTCTAGATTCCCCTGTGTTTCTGTGCGGAAATCATGTAGCCATTCACTGAGTCTGTTCCAGTCTTCCACATGCATAGTCCCAACCCCAATTTCATCTGGATATGGCTCATCGCCACCATAGACATCTATACGACCTGATGCCCAATGATTGCCGTTCTTATGAATCCAATCGTAATTGATTGGACCCATCCAGTTAGTAGAATATCTAAACATAACTATTCATGTTTGTTAAACAAGCCCCTAATTTCAATAAGAAGATCTCTAACTTTATCATGCTCCATCATTTCTGGATTAAAAAATCCACCAACAGACAGATATTCAGTGATTCTGTTAGAAAACTCTGCGAACTTATGCCTGTCTTTCCACAATACAATAGCAGCTTCTATTTCGCCCATTTGTTCTAGACGAATGTGGTCCATGACACCCCATTCATCATTACGCTTTGTCATTTCCCAAAGTTTATCATAATGCTTCTGAAGCACATCTTCCACTACATCATACATGGTAAATACCAGGAGCAAGTTCATAATCATTGTATGAATAGTATTTCATTTAAACCACTCATCTACATAGGACGATCTAAGATCGAATTTCTTGCAAAAAGATTCCAGCAGTCTGTAGTCATGATCATCATCACATATAGCATTATGAATGGCAAGATAACCTGCTAGTTGCGCAGGAGCATACGCTTCTGGACCCCAGCCAAACACGCTATAAAGAACATGGCGATAAG